TTCGCAGGCGCTGGTGGCGGAATACTTGGGGGAAAGCTCCTTGGATGGAGAACAGTTTGCGCAGTTGAATGGGAACAATACCCAGCAAGCATATTGTGCGCCAGACAAAATGACGGAATTCTCCCGACTTTCCCGATTTGGGATGACGTTCAAACCTTTGACGGAAGACCTTGGCGAGGTGTTGTTGATGTCATTTCTGGTGGATTTCCCTGTCAAGACATATCAGCAGCTGGAAAAGGAGTTGGAATTGACGGAGAACGAAGTGGAATGTGGCGAGAGATGGCAAGGATTATTGGCGAAGTACGACCCAGATACGCATTTATTGAAAACAGTCCAATGCTCACTTCTAGAGGACTTGACATTGTACTCGGAAACCTTGCCGAGATGGGGTACGATGCGGAATGGGGCGTTATATCAGCAGCAGATGTCGGAGCAAATCATCTCAGAGAAAGAATTTGGATTGTTGCCAAACAACGAAACATTTTTTCACACACCGAATACGACAGGAATGGATGGGGGAAGCAACAGCCGAAAAGCGTTGAAAAAAAGAATGATGCAATGGCCAACTCCAGATGCAAATTGCGGAATGAGAGGAACTCAGCCAATATGGACACCAATAAGACCAAGTGGGCAACCAGCACAATATTCAATAAATCAAGCAGTCAGGGATACGGAACAAAACAATGGTGGGAAACTGAACCCAATGTGGGTAGAGTGGCTAATGGGGTGGCCGCTGGGGTGGACAGACTTAAAGCCATTGGAAATGGACAAGTCCCATTGTGCGCAGCAACAGCATGGAAAATATTAAGTGAACGACTTGCTAACAGGAAATACGGATGAAGAATACAGACACCAATGCGAAGTCCGCTACTGGCTTAAACTCAGAAAAGAAAAAGGTCTGCAAGAGTTTCGCAGACTTATCGACACTTATGGATTGGGTAGTAGACGGCCATCAGTCATGCGAGATATATCCGAGCAATGGAGTAAAGGAAACCGAGGAGAAACAGGATTATGGAAATAGACCCAAATAAATGTATCAACACCATCTGGGAATTAGCGCCTAAATTTGCTAAAGCCAAAGCTGAGTTATCTGACCTAGAAAACGCTAAAAGCTCAATCAAAGCAGATTTGATGAAAGCCAGTAACGAAACTACCATTGCTGGTCAAGAACGTGAAGCTTACTCCAGTCCGCAATACAAAGACCACTGGAAAGCTATCGGCATAGCAACTCACGAGGTTGAAGTGCTTAAATTGCAAATCAAATGTGCAGAATTACGGTGGGAAACATGGCGCACACAACAAGCCAATGAACGACAATTTGACAAAATGATAAGGAATCAATGATGAACGACACTCTAAACAAAGCGATTAACTTTGCTGTAAAAAACCCAATTTACATAGATTTTTCTGAAACTTTGCTAGAAATTAAGCACACCATCAAAGCTTACGAAGAAGCCACGCTTAAGAAAAAATGGGATGATGCCTATGATTTAAGCATTAGCTTGGTAGATTTGACCCAGCAACTAGAAGATATTGCACAGCAGATGGCACATGACCAAAAGTGAAAAAGCCCACTATGACCGAGTTGCAAGACTCGGCTGTATCTTATGCTATCACTTGGGCAACCGAGGGACTCCATGCGAAATCCACCACATTAGACGATTTGGCGGTAAAAGAACTAATGCACCAGTTATCGGATTATGTCCAGAACACCACCGAGGAAATACAGGTGTTCATGGTCTTGGAGCAAAAGGGTTTGAAAAACATTATCAAATTGGACAAGAAGATTTGCTTGAAATGACGGAGAAACTACTTGCTAGTGCTTAACCTACCCCTACCGCCCTCAGTCAACCATTACTGGGGTATTCACGGTCACCGCAGATTTATCTCAAAAGCTGGCGTTGAGTTTAAATTAAAGGTTCAGGACTATGTTATTGAACACAATGTGCCTAAAATGGGCGAAAAACGCCTACAAATGCAAGTTACACTGTACCCAAGGGATAGACGTAAGCAAGACATAGATAATCGAATCAAGGCGCTTTGGGATGCTTTGGCAGAAGCTGGCGTATTTGATAACGATGAGCAAATTGACGTTTTAATAGTCCAGCGTGGAGAAATCCGCAAAGGTGGCGGTTGTTTAGTAATGATTGATGAGATAGATGTTGAACCACGACAAGAATAACGGTGACAGAACCAGACAAGAGTGCGAATCCTGTAAACAAAAGAAACCTAAAGAATTTGGTCAGTATTGGAAATTTAATAACGGCTTGAATCAAAAATGGTTATGTGCTAGTTGTTTTGAGAAAAGAAATAGGCGATAATGAAACCGCAACATTGAGAGTGATTTTGACCCCCCCTATCCCTCGTGGGGGGACTTTTTTGGAGATGCTATGAAAGAGTGCGCCTTATTTACCATTACGCTATTGCATAGCGCCACAAATACGCATTTGATGCACTTCAAAACCAATTCATTCTCACAGCACATGGCTTTGGGCGAATACTATGACGAAATCGTAGAACTAGTGGACTCATTTGTAGAGTCTTACCAAGGCAAATACGGCATTGTTGAAGAATATCCAAACGTCTACCATTCACCAAAAGACCCAGTTAAATACCTAGAATCACTACAAAAGTTCGTAGCAGAAGGGCGCAAAGACCTTCCACAAGATACTGAGCTTCAAAACATTGTTGATGAAATCGCTGACCTAATCAACACAACCACTTACAAACTTAAATTTTTGGGGTAAATCATGCCTTTAGACCGTTCAGGTAGCAAAGAATCAGTAGGTAAAAACATTAAAGCCGAGATGAAGGCTGGCAAACCAAGAAAACAAGCGGTTGCTATTGCCCTAAACGTAGAGCGTGACAACGCAAAAGGCTCACGCAGAGATAAGCTAGAAGAAGCTTATGGTCGCTTTTTAGGTAAGCGAGATGCCGAAGAATGAGTCGTAAAGACCAAATCCGTGCTGCTATGGATAAGCACGATAAACCTATCGCTAAGACCACAAAAGGTAAAGGTAGGCATTATCTTTCTGTAGAAGAAGGTGCTGGCATGACGGAAGCTGGTCGCAAAGCTTACAACGCAAAGAACAACGCTAATTTACAAGCCCCACAATCAAGTGGCCCTAGACACGACAGCTTTTGCGCTAGGTCTGCTGGATGGACTGGTGAGCGTGGTAAAGCTGCAAGAGCAAGGTGGAAGTGCTAATGAACGGACTATACGCAAACATTCACGCCAAACGTGAAAGAATCAAAGCTGGTTCAGGTGAAAAGATGAGAAAAGTTGGCGAAAAAGGCGCTCCAACTGCCGAAGCATTTAAAGAGTCAGCTAAAACCGCTAAAAAGACAAGACGTGAGCATATTGAAGATGCTTGCACAAAATGTGGGGGTAAATAATGGACTATGAACGCAAAGACTCAATGAAAAAAGCTAAGTCTGGCAAAGAGCCACAAAAGCTTGAGTATTCAATGACAGCCCCTAAAGGCTATAAAAACACTTTGGATGAGCAAGAAGCTAAACGCAACGCAAGACGTGAGATGCTTAACAAAGAATTTAACAAGATTGTCAAAGACCCATTCTAATCTTTGCAAGGAGCGTTAATTCGCTTTATACTTAACTTATCTAAACACTTAGGTAAATAGTATGGCAGACAGTAAAGTAGTGAAGTCTACTGAAAAACGTAAACCGCCTAATGCTGGCATGGGTAGAGTTGCTGGAGTACCCAACAAGACCACTAAAAAGGCTAGAGAAGCGTTTGCACATCTAGTTGATGGTAATGCCCACAAACTAGACGAATGGCTTACTATGGTCGCTCTAGGCGTTCCATTAGTTGATAAACAAGGCAAACAAATCTACAAAGATGACGTGCCTTTATACCGAGTACCCCCAAGTCCTAAAGATGCTATTGACTTAGTTCAGAAGATAGCCGAATACCATGTACCAAAACTAGCCCGAACAGAAGTTGTTGGTGATGAAACTCAACCTATTAGGCACGTTTACACATGGAAGAAAACTACATCGAAATAGAACATGAGCTGGATTATGCGCCCAGAGATGTTTTTGAAGATTTTCACGAAAGAACCCAGCGATGGGCAGTCATCGTAGCTCACCGTAGATGCGGTAAAACAGTATCTTGCATTAACGACATTATTTTTAGGGCATTGAACGAGGGCAAAGAAAACGCTCAATACGCCTATGTAGCACCGTATTATTCACAGGCTAAGAACATTGCTTGGGATTATTTACAGCGTTATGCACAACCAGCTCTAGCTAAAGCCAACCAATCTGAGTTATGGGTTGAGTTGGTCAATGGCGCAAGAATCAAACTATTTGGTGCTGACAATCCTGACTCACTTAGGGGTTTATACCTAGATGGAGTGGTTTTAGACGAATACGCTGATATGCGCCCAAGACTGTGGGGTGAAATCATTCGACCATTACTAGCTGACCGCCAAGGCTGGGCTACATTTATTGGGACACCTAAAGGTCACAACGCTTTTTATGATGTGTATAACAACGCAACAAAAGACCCACGCTGGTACGCAAAAACGCTAAGAGCTAGTCAAACTGGATTATTGCCACAGTCAGAGCTTGACGATGCCAAAGCAGCCATGTCATCAGACCAATACGAGCAAGAGTTCGAATGTAGCTTTGAAGCTGCCATATTGGGTGCGTTCTATGGTAAAGAGATGCGTATGTTGACAGACGGTGGGCGCATAACTCAAGTAGATTACGACCCTATGTTTCCAGTCCACACAGCTTGGGACTTGGGTTACTCAGACGATACAGCTATTTGGTGGTTTCAAGTTGTTTTTGGCGAACTGCGGATATTGGACTACCACTCAAGCAATGGGCATCAGGTTAGCTACTACACAGACCTGATTAAATCAAAAGAGCAAGAGTTTGGTTACAAAACTGGAACACATTACTTGCCACATGATGCTAGAGCAAAAACACTAGCAAGCGGTGGAAAATCAATTATTGAACAAATATCTAGCAAAATTCCATTGACTTCGCTTAAAATAGTACCAAGCTTATCGCTTCAAGACGGTATTCAAGCCACTAGACTTGCACTTATGCGAAGCTGGTTTGATGCAGATAAATGTCATGACGGTATAGAGTGCTTACGGCAGTATCAGCGTGAATACGATGAGGACAAGAAGGTTTTTAGGGATAAACCCAAACATGATTGGACTTCTCACGGTGCAGATGCTTTTCGTATGCTTGCAATAGCATGGAAAGAAGAAGATAAAACCACTCCGAAAGACCACTCTATTAGGGGTATTGTAGTCGGCAAGAATGACGTTACACTAAACGAGATGTGGCGCACTCCTGTCGCAAAACCTAGCGGAAGAATATAAGCATGGAAAATTCGAAACATACCTATGAGAGCTGGTACAACACTATTGCCAGTTATGAGCGCACCTTTAAGAAATGGGAAGGGCGAGCAGATAAGATTCTCAAGCGTTACCGTGACGATTCCAGAACCCAAAACAACCCCAATGCTAGGTTCAATATCCTTTATAGCAATGTGCAGACAGTTATCCCAGCTATCTTTGCACGACTCCCAAGACCTGATGTAAGCCGTAGATTCCGTGATAACGACCCGATTGGTCGTGTTGCTTCTATGATGCTTGAGCGTGGTCTTGAGTATGAGCTAGAACACTACACAGACTACAAATCAGCCATGGATTCTGTGGTGTTTGACCGCATGATTGGTGGTCGAGGTACTGCTTGGGTTCGCTATGAGCCACATATTGTTGCTGAACAACGCCCAAACACACCAGAAGATGGCGTTCAAGTTACCGAAGATATTGACGAAGCTGATGAGTCATACAGTGGTTTAGAGAATGAATCACAAGAACGCATTGAATACGAGTGCGCTCCGATTGATTACGTTCACTGGCGTGATTTTGGTCACTCAGTAGCCAGAACATGGGAAGAAGTAACTGCGGTATGGCGTAAGGTCTACATGAACCGTGATGCTCTAGTTGAGCGTTTTGGTGAAGAACTTGGCTATCAAATCCCATTAGATTCAACACCACAAGACTCTAAGACTTATGCCCACCAACAAGATATGGCGATGCAAGCCGTTATCTATGAAATCTGGGATAAAGAAACAGGCACAGCACTTTGGATTAGTAAATCATTAGGCAAGATTCTTGATGAGCGCCCAGACCCACTCCAGTTGGAGAACTTTTGGCCATGTCCTAAGCCACTTTATAGCAATCTAACAACTGAAAACCTAGAGCCAATCCCTGACTTTACGATGTATCAAGACCAAGCCCGTGAGCTTGACACCTTGGCAGACCGTATTGATGGATTGATTAACGCATTGAAGGTTCGTGGTGTGTATGACGCATCATCTAGCGAACTACAGCGCTTATTCTCTGAGGGCGAAAACAACACATTGATTCCTGTCCACAACTGGATGGCTTTTGCCGAGAAGCAAGGCATGAAGGGCGCTATTGATTTAGTGGACATTACCCCATTTGCTCAAGCTTTGATGCAGTGCTACCAAGCTATGGAGCAAGTTAA